ACTCTCTAACCAAACACGGAGTCTATTATTGACGTCTAACTGCTTGCCAAAAATATACATATCTGCTGGTGAGCCACCAGCAAAGGCACTATCCAACTTAAACCATAGGCTAACCCACAACTTCGTAGCTGAATTAAACAATGCCCCGAAGTTAGCGTTACTTGTATTCGAACCTGTGAAATGCGGAACATAAATCCCGCCAATAGTCTTTTCCCAAGTTACCGCAGTATCAAAAGTTCCGTTTCTCTTATGGCGTGTTTGGTCATACCAATTAGCATCATCCGCAACAAGTGGTGGTTCCACGAACGGTATTTCTGGTTGTAACTCTATATCGTTTATTATCATACTGGCACCCCAACGTGATATTTCTCGGCATGATAACGGGCCCGTATTTGGGCGGGTGTCCAGATATAAGGATAGAAGCGAAAGCCACCCATAGTGCCCTCATACCAGTTAGCGGCAAGGTCGTAACGGATGCCGATAACTAATTGTTGTATAGTGGCTTCAAAGTCACGTATGCCGCCCGTTGAACTTAGTATAGCCAGGGGCACGGCGTTTCTGTAATGAATACAATCCGTTCCATTACCCTGGAATACTACGGTAAAGAAGTAGGGTGTGCCTGGCGTCCAGCCCACAGAGTTAGAAGCCGAACGGAACTCACCGTCAACCAGTGTTCCCGCATGGTGGTGCCTTTGGGTCAGATAATAAACCCCAGCATTTTCGGTAAGGTATAACTCCCAGCCGCCAACACTAACTTCATAACGCCCTGCAATTATCAAAGACTGTCCAGTGTCCGTCCAGTTTATCCAGCCCATAATAGTGTAGCCGTCATTCAACCCACCAGTGATACCCAATGCTTCCGTTGTAGCGTGTGCCCTGTGCATGTAGGCATTAGTGCCGTTATACACAGCAAGCCACATGCCCGTAGCACCTTGCACCCAGGTCACGTTATGCATGCTCAAGTCATGGCGATAGCGGCTCTTATCATAAGCCGTCACCAGGCTGGGGCTTGGCCCACCACGCTGGTCAAACAAGTCTAACGCACAATGTTTAACTATCAAGCTATACTCCTATTACGCTTATAATGCACCGTTAAACCATCAGTTTAATGCCTGGGGGCACAGCCGTTTCATTGGGGCAACGCCATGTTATTAACGCATCACCCCCCCAGGCTTCCTACCTGGTGGCCGTTGGTTCAATGACAGGCTTGGGGTCAGGTATATCCTTTTTAAGGGCGGCAATGTTCTTCGCTATTTCAACGTTGGCTTTACGTAAGGCGGCCGCCTGGGCTTCTAGGGCATCGGCATCCTTTGTGTTCTTGTCTATGCGGGCCTGTAACCGTTGCCGTTCCCGCCGGTTAATTCTCTTGGTCGTTTCACTTAATGCCATATCTGGCCTCCTTTTATACTGGTATTACTAAACCAGTTTCGTTAACAGTGGCATATTCTATTACCCATGTTATGGCACCGCTGGTGGCCACACCCGAATAGGTGGCCCTTATAAATGTGTCTGTGCCGTCACCCTGGGCACCTATAATAGGGCTAACAAATGGTTCCCGCCAATTAGTGTTTTCAGCTATGTATGGCACCACTGACGACCTGAGCACTAGGGCGTTCGTTGCATCCGTCATTTTAACAAACAGGCTACCCGCAGGAGCACTTGCACTGTCAACCAAGGTGGCAAGGGCAACTAGTGCCCCGCCCGTTGGGAACACGTCAAGACTCAAGTTGTCAACGTCAGCACTTAAATTTGTCTCCACAATGCCGTAAATATGGAGTAGCTCAATAACACCCTTTATCTGAAATAGATTGTCTGAACTCCCACCACCCCCCGCAAAGGTCTGTAGTTTCTCCTCATGGTGGTGGTGCAAATCACCAGGGCTACCAGGTAACTCTCCGTGAGACATGATTAACCTCCACGTAAGGCATCAAACCATTCACAGGCCAGGGTATTCCACCCGCCGCCTACAAGGGCTTGCTGTGCCGTTATTTTAATACCGTAAACGTTGTGCATTATCCTGGGCACAACCTGGGTGTTAATGTCACGTGGGTGCGGTGTAAGAATTGGAATAGGCACCGCTGCCGCCAGAAACACTTCATTGTATAACAGGCGATAAACGCCGCCGCTTTCAATGATTGCGTAGGCCCGTATGGTTGTGTCCTCACCAGCCCCAGCGTTGAGGCCTGTCCAATCAGTATACCCGCCACCAAAGATAAACGGGTGTATATCGGCTTGCTCGTAAAGCACTAACTCGTTACCGTCCATGAGGGTATCACCGCTTTGCGGGCTACGGGCCAGGTCGGGCATAGACTGGAATTGTTCCATTAACTCCTGGATGGTATACACCCCGCCTTGCACGTTAAGTATGTGCACGGGCATAATCACCCAGGCGGCACCGTTCCACAGGTACGTTCGGCCCGTGTCCGTTTCATAATACGTTGAGCCCACAAATCCCGGGGCCGCTGGCTTGGCATCGCCGCCAGCCACACTTAACCCTTCCCAACGTTGAATAGTTGACATCATTGCTACAGCCATGTCATACCTCCTAGTAGCCGTTTTCGTATTCGTTAAATGGCTGGATAAACCCTAGCCAGTAGACGGGGCCCACCCAGGCCACGCCGTTCCACATATAATGATAGTAGGTATTCGTTTCATAGAACATACTCCCCACTGTTATAGGTAAAGTTGCGGTGGGCGTTGGCTTGACGTCAGTGCTCAAGCCTTCCCACACGATTGCTGGATTACACATTTGAACTGCCATATCTTACCTCTTAGGTTGGGTGGGCGGCCCTGTGCTAGAACCACCCACCCGTCAAGGAGGTGACGAACTTGCCCTTACGGACAAGCCCCCACCTTTACGCTACGGTTATGTATGCCCCATCATCCATAGGCACATAACTGATTACCCACCGCCACCCACCGTTAGCCGCTGTGGCCACCAGGCCGATAATACCAGCCGCCATGAGAATACCCTTGCCAGCCGTAGAGCCAAGCACCTGTACGGTCACATGCCCACCAAGCGGGCCAGTTCCAGGTGCCCCTACTACCACAGCTATATCACCGACTACAGAAGCGGTGCCCAGGTCGGTGGTCGCAGTAATGACGTTATCGGCACCAGTAGCGGCCGCTGGGTCGTGCTCAAACGACATAGTGTTCGCTACGCCGCCATGAGTAGTGGTACACACGCCAAATAATCCTGTCACAAGGATTACCCCACCTATGATGTTGTATATAGGAAGCCCAGGGGTTCCCGTTATTGCAATTAGCTCTGCGGCTCTTGGCACCGTAATACCCATGTGTAGCTTACGGAGTTGCACGCCGTCTAAATATCCTTCTACCATGATTTTCCTCACTTTGCCACCTTCATACAGGCGGCGAATTTCGTTGGGAATAGCCAGGGCCCATAACGAGCCCTGGCCTTGTGTTCAGGTTACCTATGCAACGATGGCACTAGGCATCAGGGCTGGGTCGGCCGAGTATCGCGGCCAGTAGCAAACTGCGATACAGCTTATCAAACAGGCGACCGCATTGGAGAAGTTCGGCCCAACGTAGATATTGGTGTTTGGAGCCACCAGTTCAGAGGCATCCATTTCCACCACCATAACTTCGTTGTCGTCATTGGCGGCCGATATGGCATAACCACCAGCACCAACGGTTACCAGGGCACTTGCTAATTCTGCTACCAGTGGGGCACCGCCCGTTGACAGGTAATAGCTGTAACCCATTGCCACACCACCAGTTCCCAGGGCATCCGTTCCAGCAAGCATGGTCAGGGTGCAGTTGTTGCCAATCGCACCGATACTGATTAACCAGGTCACATGCTCAAACTTGCTGAAATTGACGTGAGCCCCCAGCCGTGCAGTAGTATTCGTATCTATGGCCGCCACACAGCTTACTATTTTAGCTACTTGTGCTAATCTCATTTTTGGTTCCTCACTCTGTTTTTATTTTTTGCCGACTACGGGGGTTCTACCCCGTGCCCACTTACGGTCTGCCGGCCAGTATAACGAACGGTGACAGGGTGTTGGTGCCACGATACGGGGTTAGGTCGCTTAACCACCAGGGTTGCCCGTCATAACGTAACACATAACGGAAGGTCTGCTCGTCATAGTTGAAGTGGTAGTGCATGCTCGTGGCGGTCTGTAAACCGCCGCCCGACTTCTGAGCAATCAGGTATTGGCTAAAGTCAGCCAGGCCAATATCACCGGCGGTGGATAGGGCTTGCATCTTCTCTGTTAAGAACAGAGGGCGGCCCATCAGGGTGCCAAACGGGGCACCAGCCACGCCGTTGGCGGGCATCCACACGGGAACACCACCGGCACCCACGGCCATAGCCATGCTGGCCAGTTGCGGGAAGCACTCAATGTTCGCTATCCATATCGCCTTGCTCATGCTGGGCGGATGCAACCGGCTCCACATGTTGATGATATTCTGCCACAGGATGGTGTTGATAGGCTGGGCGGGTTCAATCGCCTGGGTTACCAATGACGGGTTGCCAGCGTTGAAGGCACCCAGGGCGGTGTTAACGCCTGTGCCCTGTAGGTAAGCATCATCTTCCAGGAAGGCGATTGATTGGCCAAACAGGCTATCCAGGATTGGAGGTATTGAGATTGGGCTATCCTCCAATAGTTCGTCAGTGACAAAAATCATGCCCGTCAGCTTGTGAAGGGTTAGGCTGACTTGCTGTAATAGCGGCTTAGTCGTACCTTTGCTTCCGTGCTCGGCGGTCTTGGCTGGTAACACACCACCAAAGAAGTTGGTGCTGTGGTCGCTATCAACCAGGGCGGGAATACTGATGCGGTTGGTCTGCATTGGTATAACGGTGGCCCGGGACTTCACGATTGAATTTTCAAGGGCTGTCTGCAACAGTTGGTCACGGAACTCCACGGGAACCAGGTAACCACCCTGGGCCATATCGCCCTCATTCATGGTGCCAGCAATCTTGTTTACAGCGTTATGCCAGGCCTTGAGCTTCTCAATATGCGTCTGGCCGTAATACTTCGTGCCTTTACCAGTTATGGCACTTACAAACTCGCCGTGGTCACGGAACCCACCTTTGGGATCGGCGAATATCTTGTCCTCTGGGCTGTCACCCATGATTACTTCGGGGTCGGGGTCGCTGGGGTCAATACCAGCCTTGAACTTATTGTCAGGTTCAAGCACCCCGGTTGCCTTGATACTAGCCGCTACTAATTCGGCTATCTCTTTCTTCTCTTTCTCGTCCATGATTAGTTTACTCCTTTAGTTTTGTATATTCGTTTTCCCTTGAGTTGGGCGATAACTACCTGGGCCACTTCGGCCACGTCCAGGGCCCGTTGCTTTTTAAGGGCTTCGGGGTCTGGCGTTAGCTCGACTGGTTCCAGTCGTTTGTCGCTGTCGTCAGTTTGGGCACTGTCAAGAACGGCCTGGGCAAGTTCCTGTATTTGAGTTAGCCGCCCTTTGTTAATGGCATTCAGTACCGCCCCGACTTTAGCCAATATATCTTCGGGCATGTCGTTGCCCGTTGTACGTAAAATGATTTCGCTGGCCAGGGATAGGGCCGCTGGCACAGCCTTTTCAGATAAGCCTTCCCGTTCTATGGCCGCCTGGATATAGGCCAGGTCGTCAAGTATCTGTTCCTGGCCCACCTCTTTAGGCTCTGGCTTGGGTTCCTCAACCATCCCTTCCATTGCAACCTGTATGGCAAACTGTGGTTCCTCGTCACCCACAGCCGTCACGTCAACCAGGGTGTAGTTCTTGGCATGCTCATCCACCCATTCCTGTGCACTGGCCAATGTCCAGTTCTCGTCATTATCCTTGTCGAACAGATAGGTGATTATTACCTTATCGTCAATGCAGTAAAGAGCCTTAATGCCTTTCTTACTATCAATGGTAATATGCCTAATTGGATGGTCTTTGTGCTTGCCTTCCTCAGCCTTGACGGGAATGCGTATTTGGTCGTCTGTTTCCTCTGGCTTGGTAACGGTGGCCAGCAAGTAAGGGGCCGCATCCAGGGCGTGCTCTGAGGGCTCTTTGGTAACCGCCTCAAACTCCTTAACCGTTATCAGCCCGCTTTCACGTGCGGTTACTAGGGCTTCGGCATTAGCTGGAACGGGCACCGCCGACAGTTCCAGTAGTTCTTGCTTGGTGAACACGTTGCCTTCCCACTTCGGGTTCGGGTTTTCCTCGTCTTTGCCTTCCCATTCAAGCGGGATAAAGCCCACACTGGTGGCATGGAGGAAGCCGCCTTTGTATAGCTTGTAAATAGTGTCGGCAAAGGCATACGTTTCGGCATCGGCAAACTCCACTTCAAACATGAGCCGCTGGGTTTCCTTATCTATCCACACCTTGAGGGCCCGCCCGATGGGGGGCTGGTTGTAATCATGGGCCCACATGAACACGGGGTTCTTTTTGAATGGTTTTAGCAACCACCCTTTAGACTTGATAATATCGCCCATGCGGTCAACGTCCTCGGTGCTACCCGCAATCTCAAGGACACGGTCACCAAGTTCCTTTACCTCAACGGGCACTAATGTCTTTCGCATATCCATGTTATAGCCTCCTAATCAACAATAGGTATCCACGTACAGCGACAGTCTGGATGCACTGGTATCACGCCGTGGGTTTCGTTTATTGGGTAAACATTCCCATGTAACGCCTCACACTCCACGCATAAGCGTTCGTCTAGTGAAGCGTAAAACTCCGCTTTAATAATGCCCTCATGTTCGTAGCCTTGTATGGCACCTTCGTTGCTGGCGGCAATAACCTCGGTGCGGGCCACCAGGGTGGCACGCCTTTCGTAACCGTTCTGGTAGTATTGCCGTATTCGCCTGGTTAGCTGGGGCACGCTTTCGCCTTCCTCAAAGCCCTGGGCCAGTAAGACGCGTAATTCCTCTTTAGTGGTGCCGTTCACCATCTGTGCCAGGGTTAACGAACGTGTGGCAATCCACTCCAATGCTGCGGTGTCAAGCCCTTCCAGTTGCCTGTGGGCGGGTGACAATTCGCCACCCTCTGTGGCTAGGTCATAAGCCCCTTCGTATATCTCGGCAATCATGGGGGCCAGGCTTTCATTCCACTGGTTAGCGGCCGCATCTACGTCAATAGTTTCCTGGGTGATGGCATACTGTTCCACTATGGCATCCATCTGCTCAAACCACAGCCGCTTAAACAGCTTCTTAAATAGCTTCTCGTTTTCCTCAGCATGGTCAGCCATCAGCTTCCAGCGGGCTTCCTTCTGTTCCTCGCTGAACGCCCTTGTATTCAAAGCCTCATGCCGCTTGGTTTTCATGCTAAAGCCCATCGGTGCAGCTGGCTCGGCAAACGTGTCGCCAGGTGCGGGGTCGGCATCCTTGCCCAGCATTACACGGCTTTCCTGTAATGTGTAAATGCCGATGGGATAAAGCTCTTTAACCTCGTCAACAATCGCTTCCCTGTTTTCTGGCACCACACTATCATGGTCAAGCATAAACCCATCATCATAAAGTGGCACAAGCTGTTCGTTAAATGCTTCCTTAATCCTAGTCAAGGCTGGCTGGACGACATGTTTAGCAAACACGTATTCGTCAGCCTCTACCCTGGCTCTACTACCAGGGCCCTCAAGGCCAAGTAAGGAGGTCGGTATGCGGTAAACCCCTATGATGGTTTCACGGTTGATTTTACGTAGTCGCCAATACTCCATTTCACGGTTAGTCAGTGCTATGGTGTTGGCCTTTGCACCACCCCACAGAAACCCCGTTTTGCGGGCATTTCGCCAGCCCTGGTGTATCTCGTTCCATTCCTTACGTATCTTATCCCGTTCTGTCGGTTCGGGTATTTCGGGATACTCAATCAACAGCCCTGGGGTGGCATCGTTATAAAACAAACGGTTCTGATACCGCACGGCGTTCTTTTCACTATCCAGGTCAACCCCGATAGTCTGTGCCGCACCTTTACCCCTGTATGGGTTGTGGGGGTCAGGGTTCATTATGTGTATTACCTCGGGCACCTCGAGCCGTAAGCGGGCGTTACCTTTGCGGTACTCGTAATGGTCAATATAGGTTTCCTTACTCGGCACAATCGCCATGTGTTGAGGTGGTGCCAGCCACATTTCAGCGGGTACACCCAGGCGGTTAAAGTTAAGCACAATAAACGCCTCACCCACCAGGCCTATGTAAAGCTGTAACAGTTGCAAGAACTGGTACTTCGTCTGAAACGGGTTAACGTAGGCGAACATATCAATAAGCGGGTGGCTCTCTACCAGGTCGCCTTTCTGGCCGTTGTCTTTGTTGTAAAGGTTCCATTTAACATCAGCCACGCTTTCGCTTATTATATTGTTGGCCGCAAACAGCCAGCCCACTTCACCGTAAACTTTAAGATAGGCCTCGTAACTCCAGCCTGGGGGTATCTCCATCATGCTAATTGCGGTGCCCCCCAGCTTGAATGTACCCTTAAACCAATCTCTTATGCTAAATGCCATATTTACGCCTCAAATATAGGTCTGCGGCCGGTGCCACTGGCAAGCACGTAACGTTCCGCATCCATAAAATGGTATTCCGCTTTCTTGTCTATTGCGTCAGTAGGTTCTTGGCTCGCATCCAGTTTGCGGCTGTAATCTTCCTTCTGGCTCAAGGTGTGTGTCATGGTGTTAAAATACACTATCATATCCTGGGCGTGTAAGGCGTAAACCCTGTCTATGCCCACCTCAACGTCATTAATACTGCATTCCTGCACGTAGAAGCCAGCTTCGCTGTATTCCCGCCGCCACTGGCGTTCAGCCGCCACAGCACTCCCCGTCTTACGAACTATATCCTCACCCTTGCCCAGGGCGTTCAAATCCTTTGCGTGTTGCTTAATGCTCTTGTTACCTTCCAGGTATTCACGGTAAGCAAAGTATGTGCCCGCCGGCCAGCCCTTATACTTGTTAGGCGTTTTCGCAAACCACAACACCGCTGTATGCACAGGGCCATAGTCAATGCCCACATAGCGGGGCCAGGACTTCGGTATATTGAATGGCTCAATAACGCACTTGTCGCTGTTGAAGTTACCGTATATCATGCCGCTGGGCCGTTCAAACTCGGCGTCATACATCATACGGAAACGGAAGCGTTGCATAGCGTTGGGTCCGTTACGCATTTCCTCATACACATGCTTTGGGAATGCGGGGTTCGCTGTGGACTTCCACTTCTCAACGTGAACGTAATCGCCGTCAGCCTTGTCGGCAATCTCTGTCTTGAGCCAGCCCCTATTGTAGGGCGTGGTGGTTATTAGTTCCTGGCCATCAAATAGACTCACACGCTGTAAGGCTGTTTGGTGGGCAACCAGACTCATCATGCCGCCCTCATCCAGCCATGAACCTTTAACGGCGGCACCTTGCATGCTATCGGGGTTATCAGCACTGGCCAGTAGTATCTTGCCGTAATCAGTTTCAATAATCTTGTCTACAGCCTTGTAATTGGGCCTAAAGCCCATCATGCGTAACCAGGTAATTAAGTCGGGCCGTTTGGGGTCTGTACTATTTATGATTATCTTAGCCAGCATGTTAAATGTCGGCTCGGCAACTAGCCAGCCATAGCCCGGGTTAGCTTGCATCCTCAAATACAGCCACCAATAGCCTAGCTGTGTCTTACCGCCACCCGTGCCCGCTATCGCCGCCAGGGTGCGAGCCCGTTCGTCAGCCAGTATATTAGCTTGGCCGGTAAATGGTGCGAGCTTAATCCTCTGCGGGCCTATCGCCGTTACCATCATATTCCTTTACAATCGCTTCGGCTTCCTCTAATACGTGCCCATTGCGTGGCGGCTTCATAACCGTCCCATCTGGGAAGTGGAACTCTACAATAGGTGGTATCAACGGCTCGCCCTCACCACCTGTTAGCTTCACAGGTGCCAAGGTGCCTAAAATCTTGGCCAGCTTTTCCTCGGCTTCAAGGGCAATGCGTAAGAAGCTACCCCTGGCAAAGGCACTAATAATCGGTGTCCGTGAGAAGTCGGCCCAGGCCTGGTGTTGAATGTCCAGCAAGCGGGCCACCTGGTCAGAACGCTTGCGGTCAACGGGGTCTGTCATTTGCTTTAACCAACGTTTGCGGTTAGCCTCCACATCATAATGCACTGTCACATGTGTGGTTTTCTCACAGCCATGTAACTCACTGGTTGCCTTAGCCGCCTCCGTTCGCACAAGTTCAGCTATTGCCCGTTCACTATAACCACGTAGCCACAGTTGGCCAACAAGGGCTTGCCGTTTCAAACTTATGGCCCGTGGGGCTCTTGCTATTGGTTTGTTACCCATTATTCGTCACCTCTCCGTAGGCACGTTCCTTGTCAAAGATATACACCACATCGCCATGCTCGTCCAGACGGTCTGGTTTCATTACTCCTTCAAATTGCTTATATGGTGATTGCCCAGCTTTGGGATTGTTCCATAGCCAATGCAAGTATTCTTTCATAGTAAAACCCCGAAACCTAGCTGTGTTCTTTAGGTTGCCCATGTTGACAGCATTAGACAACAGGTTGTTTTCCAAATGAGCCATACCTTTTTCTATCTCTGGCCATGTGACCGTTCCGTTTTCTCTGC